GGTTCCAACTTCGCTGGCGACTGGTGACATTGTTCAAGTCGGCGGCGTCTCAAGCGGCACGCCTGGCTCTGGCAGCGCAACCGTTGCTGTTCTCGGTCTCGACTCGAACGGCAATGCGATCGCCAACATCGTCCCGCGCACCAATACCTTGGCAGCTTTGCTGGCCTTGGCGAGCGAGCATGTGGGTGAACTGGCTTCGGCAAGCGACGTGTTCGCGATCGTCCAGTATCAAGCTTCGGACGTGAACCTGATTTATCAGCCTGATGTTGCTGATTTTACAGCCGCAAGTGGCGTAGTTCCATCATACGCTCGCACGGTCTACCTGACGAATGGCTCTTCTGGCACTTACACAATTGCCAACGGCAGTATTCCAGGTCAGCTCCTTGACATCGAAGTCACACAAGGCAACCCGACAATCGCCGGTTTCAAGGCTGCGTTCGGTTCGGTCATTACCTTCCAATGGACCGGCTCGTCCTGGATTCTAGTCGCTGAAAAAATTGGCGCTACTTCAAACGTCAGCGCTGTTTCTGCCACGCCAGGCACGGTTGGTGGCGCACTAGCTGCCGGCGCTGCTCAGCTTGGTGGTAGCAACGCTTTTGCTTCGAATGTCGTCGCCCGCGCGACCGGCTACGCAAGCTTTGCAGCATCTGGCGGCGGCACCCAAGGTCAGTTCAGCTTCGCCGTAAACCAAGGCTATGCAGTGGGCGACTACTCGTTTGCTTGGGGTTACTACAACTCGTTCAACTCAGTGGCGCAAGGCGTCAACTCAGTGGCGCAAGGCGGCTCGGCCGTCGGCAACTACAACGCCTCGATCTATGACGGCGTTGTTCCAACGATCGTCACAGCTCTTACCGGCTCCACGATTGTTGTCTCGTTCGCGCTGACAGCTCCTCAAGCCGCTTTCTTTACGGCCAACGTCTCGAAGGTCGTGTTCTCGGTTGGCGCCGCAAATGCATCAAATCCGCCCAACTTCCTTGGTGCTCCGCAAACCGGCGTCTCGTTCACGGGTCTGGTCACTGCCGTCAATACGGGCACAGGCTTGGTCACCGTCACGTTCAATAACGTCGGCACCGGCCCTGCATTCGACGGCACACAAGCCCAGCTCTTAGCCACTGGCGGTGGTGTTCTGACCAACGTGTCTTCAGGCCAAAGCTCGATCGGTCTGCGTAACGCTCAGGTGAACAACCAATTTGCCATCGGTGAAGGTTCGGCGGCCAGCACTTCTGCCGTTCAAATCAGCCAGCGCGTGCGCTACATCTACACGCTGGAAACGGCCGCAACCACAGCCGGTCAGCAGCTCACACTTGACGGCCAAGCCTTCAATGCCCATCCGTTACCCGGCGAGTGCAACATCTACGTGACGAACGACGTGGGTCTACTCTACGGTGCCTATGCGATCGAAATGACGCTGGTTGCCAAAGACAAGACCGCCGCTGGCGCCGCCATGATGAAGCGCACGTTCTTGGTGACGAACGACAACGGCACAATGGCGATCTCGGCTCAAACCGCCGTCGGCACCGATGTCTTCACCGGCACCCTCGCTTCCATGACCTACGCCGCAAACGTGACACTCAGCGTCGATGCCACCTACAAGGGCCTCGTCGTCAAGGTGACACCAGTGAGCGCCCATTCGACACAGTGGACTTGCCACATCGATCAGGTTGACGCCGCGTAATAGCGGTTTGGCATGACAACTCTAAGTTTCAGCTCCGCTCCGGGCACCCCCGGAGTGGTGGGCTGGAATGCCATTACGGACTTCCAGTTCACCGTTGTCCCTACGCCATATAATGTGCCGGTGGGGTCAGAAACTATTGACACTGCGTTTCCTGACGCCACCGTCTTCAAAGTCACAACCGGCGCTGCGACCGACAACAACTTCCAGATCGTCGTCACCAATACTCAGTATTGTGGCGAAGCCGTTTTTACAATCGACCCAAGCACGTCAGGTGTTGCCATGGTCGATCAGAACGGCAATGTCAGTCGCATCAACGATGGCGCAGTCCTGGTCAACATCAAGACCGCATCTGCAACTCGAAAAGTCAGCGCGAACCTAGCGCGCACCGGCCCCACGGCCGCGAATGTAATCTTCAATGAGGATTCATTTGCCTACAACCTGAACCAAGTCGCGAGCGCTCTCATCGCGAACAAGTCAGCGGCCGGCTCGACGTTGCCAAGCACCAATATTCAAAACCGATTCTCGGCCAACAGCTTGTCACCCTCGCAACCATTCCCGGCCACTTCACCACCGACACCGACTGCGACAGTCAACCCAAACTTCTTCCTGAGCGGCGTCGATATGTCGTGGAGTCCGCTTGGTGCGACGCCAATTGGTGGAGACGCATGGCAGGCTTCACTGATCTCACCACGGCACATGGTCGTAGCGGGCCACGTTGGAGGCTTCCCAGCGAGCTACGCTTTCATGGGCAGCGACGGTAACGTCTACACCGCCTCGACCATGAACACGGGGCCTGAGATCGTCAATGGTTTTGGCAACACCGACATCGCTCTCTTGTATCTCAATCAGGCGTTGCCGGCCGCAGTCAAGCCGGTCGCTGTGCTGCCGGGAAACTGGGCCAGCTATTTGCCAAGCTTGACATCGGGAATCCTCTCAAACGTCGGCGAAAACAATTCGAGCGCTCAGTATCCGTTACCGATCTTCATCGACAAGAACGGAAACAACAATCAAAATGGCGGCCCGAACTCGGGCAGCTTTGGCTCCTATATTGCAATCAACGGCTTGGAGTATGTGGGCCAAGTCGGCACCCCTGACGGCACCCAGTCGCTTGGGGTCATCAGCAGCCCAAGCACCACGTTTAGCGCCTGGACCACCGGCCCGCAACCGACTCACTCATCGAGCACCAACTTCCTGGTGGCAGACATCGATGGCGTTCTGACGCCGATTCTGATGGGCCATACCTACGTGTCGATGGTTGACGCGCTCGGCAATAACGCATTGGGTTTCGAGAACCTGGCTGACTACATCGGCCCAATCAACACGCTGATGAATTCGATGGCGCAATCGCTCAACCCAAGCGATCCTGTGCTTGCCACAAACGGCGGACCAGGCTACGCGCTCAAGACGGTTGACATGACCGGCTACACCAATTACACCACGGGCCAGACGGTTGTCACACATGCAATGGCGGTCGCAGCCGGTGGCCTGCAAAACGCTCTGAACAACTACGGCTCAATCGAGCTTGTCGCAAACACCGACTATCGCACAGGCGGCACGCTGACTATCAGCAGTGGTCAAAGCATCGTCGGTGGGTGGAACACCCAAGTCGATCCAGTGGTGATTCCAGGCGGAGTCTCAAACGTCAGCCTGACCCGTATTCGCTCGAACAATGCAGCCGGCCCTGACATCACCTTCACAGGTGGCGATGTCAACTCAAGCATCAAGATTGTGGGCGGCAAGGGGCCGGTAGGCACCAACATCATCGTTCAGATCAACAATGGCGCTTTCATTGAGGATCTTCAGCTCAATGAATACGGCGGCCTGAACGTCCTTCAAACGACTTCTGGCTATGTGCGCGACTCGGCATTTGTCGCAATGCTGGGCTACGGCCCAGGCCAAGTCATGAACTGGACTGGCAACTCGAACAACCTGAGCAGCGGCAACACCTTCGTGTCGGTCAATACCGTGACGCCTTCCCAGCTCAATAGCTGGAACACAGCCGGCAACATGAAGATTTTTGGCCTCGGTATCGAGACCTGGCAAAGCCAATTGACGCCACCAGGCGACGGCTTTGACATCACCAACTCGCCCAACGTGTTCGTAGCCGACATCAACGGCGGCACGTCGGCCTCGAACTCCGGCCCGGTTGTCCGCTTCAAGAACATCCAGCAACTGATCTCGATGTTCGAAGGCGCCTATGCCGGCGCCTCAGCGGCTACGGATTACGTTCTCGATACGGTCGGTCTTTCGGTTCACATTGAATCCATTGCCACTCCGCGCTACACCGATCTTAACGGGGCGACGCGCTTTAACCTTTTGAATCAAGGCTCAGTTGGCGTAGTTTATCCGTATGGCGCCGGCACGACCCTATCGGGTGTTCAGCTCAATCCGATCGCCGCAGCTCTGGTGGGCTATGTGCCAAGCAGTCAGATCAAGCCGGTCAAGCGCACCATCATCGATCCATTCAACGGTGTGCCGCCAAGCTTCGTTGGTCAGCCTGATTCGCTCGCAACGATTCAAGCCCAGATCAACACCAATGGAATCGCCTCACTGCCGGCCGGCACCTACTTCTTGAGCGCACCCCTTCAGATCGGTAGCACGTCAAGGATCGAAGGCGTCATCGGCCAACCTGGTGCAACTGTCGTGTTGGTGCCAATGGGCGCTTTCCCGGTATTCCAAGGCCGCGGGCTGAACATCACCGTTGCATACTCGCCACTTGTCACCTACGTTCTTGAGAACCTGGTGCTGTATGGCGGCACGTATGGCTTAAATTGCACCGACGACCCAACGAACCTCGGCCCCTACGCAAGCGTCTGTTGGTCACATTTCAACGACCTGGTGTTTATGAACCAGACAGTCGCCGCAATTAACTCCTACTTGATGAGCGGCTGGGATTCGAACAGCTACCAGCACTGCGATTTCATCAATACCCCAATCGCAGTCTGCGGTTACGGCATGGGCAACGGTGAAACCTACGGCTATTCGGACAAACAGAATTTCAACGATTGCCAATTCCAAAATGTTGGCACGGTTTGGCACTGGGATTCACAGCGGGCCGAAGGCGGCCATGTTTTCTCGAACTGCTATTTCTATAAGACTGGTCAACTGACAGATGGTCGCTCGGCCAACTGCATGCACTGGCACAACTGCGTCATGGACACCATGACCGGCCCGTTGATGTTTAACTTCCTCGACAGCGGCGGCACCACTCAAACACTATTCTTCAGTGTCATCGACTGCCTATTTACTGGCCCTTTGTCTGGAATCATCAGTCAGGGAATGACTGCCAATCTGGGCGTGCTTTATGAAAACTGCCTATTCGCTACGACAGGCGGCTCAATCCTCTCGACCATCAGCCCAGCAACGGCTTACTTCTGGAATTGCCAACTAACCGGAACGACCGTCGTGGGCGACATCAATCGCGGCATCTTTGTCAACTCGCTGATGGGGCCGCAGCACAGCTCCAATATCGAATACATCGTCAATGGCGTCAGCACGATCTTGGATGCTTCGGCGCCCACGATCTAGTCTTGGTATTGCTCAATAAGTCAGCACTGACTATAATAGAAGCACGCAGGATAAACCGGAGAAGTAGATGGAATTCAATTGGGACTCAGTTAAGGGCGCAATCGGCACCATCGCTCCCTGGATCGCAGGCACTGTTGGCACGCCCGTTGCCGGCGCCGCAGTTGGCCTGATCTGCAATGCCTTGGGCCTCGACAGCTCAAAAGGAACCCCGGCTGCCATCATGGGGGCATTGAGCGGTGCGACACCAGCTCAGCTCCTCGCGCTCAAAGAAGCCGATAACGGCCATGCCGAAACCATGAAGAAGCTCGGCTTCGATCATGTGGACATGCTGGCCTCCCTCGCAGTCAAGTCCGACGAGATCGATGCCAACGATCGCGACAGCGCACGCAAGCTCGCTGAATCGGGCAAAGACAACACGGCGCGCAACCTAGCCTACGGCGTGATCCTGGCCGCTATGGCAAGCGCAGGCGCAGTGCTTGGTGGGTTTGCATCAACCGTCATGAAAGATGCCACCACGGCCGCTATGGCTGGCTCGATCGTGGGCTACCTGTTCAGCGAAGCCAAGCAAGTCCTGGCCTTCTACTTTGGCTCAAGCGCCGGAAGCCAGGCAAAGGACGCCACCATCAAAGCGATGGCCGACAACCCATGAAACGATTCCTCGCTGGCCTCTGCCTACTGCTGAGCGCTACGGTATGCCAAGCGTGGACGATGGATGTGCATTCGCATGAAGACCGCGAACTGCTGATCCCTGGCGTGGTTCGAATCGACCTGCTAATTGGCCGCCGGCTCGGTTGTGATGGCGTCTCAAGCGACTTCTTTGCATTTGATGCCGACGAGCAGCTTTTGGCTCACGGCTGCTACACCAAGGACGATGAAGTCATCAAGCTCAAGACGGACGATGGCGAAAACATAAGCGTTCCTGCCGAACGATTTCTACCGATCTCACACCCGCTATAACCCAAAACAGGAAGCGTAATGCCAAGAACAGCAGCCGTCAGTCAAGAAGAATTCATTGCCGCCTATAACGACGTTGAGACTTACCCGACGCTGGGCGAGCTAGCTTCTGCACTCGGGATGAGCTATCAAACCGTTCGCAATCGCTCTGCCGTGGCCCGTGCGAACGCCAAGAACGACCCGACACAACCGAAAGTGATCGCGCGAATTTGGGTGAGCGACAGCCCGATGTCAGAAAGCCCAGGCAAGTTCCGCGAAGACTGGACCGCTGAAGACTGTATCGAAGAACTGCGTCGCATCGCCGAGCTGGATGAAGACAAGGTGGTGACGCGCAACTACTTTCGCGTCCACAGCGAGATCAGCGAATCAACCTGGAACCGCTACTTCGGAACCTTCGAGGAGTTCAAGCGCCAAGCCGGCCTGAAACTATCACGCCAGCAACACGCCCACGAACGCGCCATCGCAAAGCACGCCTCGGTTGACCACTACCGCCGCATGAACGTCGAGCGTCTTGACTATGCCGACAAATACGAGCGCAGCAACAGCAACCGCTTCAAGACCATCCTGACAGCCTCTGACCTGCACGACATCGAGATTGACCCGTTCTACCTGCGTGTCCTGATCGACACCGCGGCTCGCGTGCAGCCAGATGTAATCAGCTTGGTGGGTGACGTATTCGACTTGCCCGAGTTTGGCAAATACGGCGTAGACCCTCGCGAGTGGGACGTGGTCGGCCGCATCAAGTTCGCACACGAGAAGATCCTCAAACCACTCCGGGAGGCTTGTCCCAATGCCCAACTCGACCTCATCGAAGGCAACCACGAAGCGCGCCTCCTTCGTCAACTGGCTGATGGCACACCTGCGCTTCGGGCCGTGTTATCGGACCTCCACGGCTTTACCGTTCCTCGGCTGCTTGGTCTCGACCGTTTCGAGATCAACTACATCGCAAAGGCTGACCTAGCAGCCTTCACCAAGCGCGACTTCGAAAAAGAGCTGGCGCAAAACTACAAGATCTACTATGAAACAGTCCTCTGCCATCACTTCCCTTTCGCCCGCAACATGGGCCTCCCTGGTGTTAACGGGCATCATCATTCTCACCAAGTCTGGGCTGAGTTCTCTCCGGTCTTTGGTGCTTATGAGTGGCATCAGATGGGGAGCGGCCATAAACGCTCCGCGTCTTACACCGAAGGTGAGAAGTGGCATTGCGGATTTGCGCTCATCAACGTGGACACCCAAAAGCATCTCACCAATTTTGATTACGTCCCAGTCACGGACATTGCCGTATCGGGCGGCAAGTGGTATCACCGGAACGAAGACGAACTGCTAGCCGAAGTGCCTCGTCTGGTCTTGTCAGCCTAGCTCTTATATCGACAAGTAAGTCATCGCTGAGGTATAGTGAATGCTCTGATCCACTCCTTCACTAGGACGTTTAAATGGCGAAGCAAGCAAGTCGATCAACGAGTGGACAAAAGCAGCGCGCTGATCGACGTAGGGCCGAAAGTCATACCAAGCTGCACCTGTCTTTGGTGCCCGACCACAAGCCCGAGAAGATCGACACCGGGCCGATTGAAGCGAAGACTGAGAATCAGAAGCGCTACATCAATGCGATCAAGCATTACACGCTGACTTTTGGCACCGGCCCAGCAGGCGTGGGTAAAACCTGGCTGTGCGCTGCATTGGCCGCTGAGGCTTTAAAGGAAGGCCATATCGAGAAAATCATTATCACGAGGCCAGCCGTGGAAGCCGGCGAGTCGATGGGCTTTTTACCTGGTGAGCTGGATCAAAAGTTTGACCCGTTCTTGCAGCCATTTAAAGACGTGCTGAACGAGCGCCTTGGAAAAGGGTTCGTCGATTACCTAACCAAGGCAGGGCGCATCGAGGCGGCACCACTGGCCTACATGCGAGGGCGCACCTTCAAGAATGCGTTTGTGATTCTTGACGAGGCGCAAAACACCACGCCCAAGTTGATGGAAATGTTTCTAACCCGCATTGGGGTTGACTGCAAGGTGGTTGTCAACGGCGACATCAAGCAGTCAGATATCCGCGGCGTCAGCGGGCTAGAAGATGCCGTGCGCCGGTGCAGTCATATCCCAGCAGTCAAGCACGTCGAGTTCACAAGACTAGACGTGGTGCGGTCTGGCCTTGTTCAAGAGATCGTCGAAGCGTATCAGCTGGGGCCGCACGAGCTGTATTCCTAATTCGCGAATAGCGAAAACTTCAGGTTATGCGCCGGTTCCTCATGGGGCCGACGCATCTTGGGAAGTATTTGGGAGAACTTGGGTAGGAATGTGTTGCCGTATATATCTAGTCTATTCGTGTGAATAATTGAAGCATCAATGTGCTCAAGGTGAAATTATGCAACCCACGCCGGCCCCAACAGACGGCCCCAAATCCAAGATTTTCCGCTCGGAGCCATCGCACGGCGAGTTCTTCGGCTACGACCTGACCTGGCTGGAGTGCGAGGCGATCCACATTGCCAATATCGAACCGAAGTTTCGCAAGCGGGAAAGTGCTCTGTTTCGGACACGGTGGTTCGACTACAGGAACATGCACCCGGTCCTTGCCACCTACTACTGCGTTCACGAATACAACAACGCTTATCGCCACATCATGAGCCAGATGAAAGACCGCCGCTGGAAGTATGCGAACGGCTTCAAGGGCGAAGATTTTATGGCAACCAGAGAACTCAAGAGCTTCTGGCGGCTCCGTCAGATGATCGACAGCATTGGCATGCGCTACGACTTCTTCATGCGCCACGGCATGAACTGGTATCTCAGCGCGGGCTGGATACAGGCGCCGCGGCCGGCTCACCTCCTCAAGAACGAGGAAATGATCGTCGAGGTCGGCATGAAGTGGGAAGAGGAGCTGGCTGCCAAGATCCAGTTCTGTCGCGAGCGGCGCTATAAGGTCGCAAACTTTGTCGGCCACGAAGACCAGATTGCCTACGAACGCTTCCTGATTGAGCAGATTAAGCTGCGTGCTCACCCGCACTATGCGCTGAGCGCTGCACTATACGAGTGCAAAAATCTGCGCATCGAGAGGGCGATGGAGCATTTTGAGCAAGAAGTTATACAGCGAGCTATCGAGTGCGTCGGGGCTTGCTAAGTCACAACTGACTATAATATGGTCGAACGGGCACCGTGCCCGAACGGCCAATCTAAAGGAGAATCATTATGAACGAACGCACGCTTGACCAGGCCGTCCGCGAGGAACAACTATCTCACGGGCGAGAAATGGCCCGCACTGAAGGCACCCTGACACTCCCACCGAGAAACACGTCGCCAGGCCGGCCAGAACGACGCCCAGGCAACGCGAAGACGCAGGGTAAGCCAACCGGGCATGAAGCCTTTTTGAAGGCTCTGGAGACCTCTGGCGCGCAGATCGGTGTTGTCTTCTTGGACGGCAAGACGGTTGAAGGCGTGGTCAAGCACTCGGACAAGTTCACCATCAGCTTGGAAGCGACTCTGACCGGACATACTCACGTCATTTTCAAGCACGCCATTTGCTCGTTCAAGGCGCTGTCACCACGTCCGGTCGGGGAAACCCTGCAATGAGCGAAACAGCAGCGCTCGAAGCCTCGGTCGCCGATTCGATCGGCAAGGCGATGGGCGGCTATTCAGTCACGGCTGCCGCAGAAGCGGTGGCTGAACTGAAGACGTTCGAGTTTGACGAAGCATTCCAAAACCAGATCCTGGCTTTGACCATGAGGGATTCAACCTTCATGGTCAGAGCGGGGCATCTGCTTGATCCGAAATACTTCGAAAACGCCGGTGATGCAGCAATCATGAACATGCTGCTGCGCTACTGGAATACCTATAAGGCATGCCCGAGCGTGCCGACCATCGCCGAGCTTCTGAAAAAGGACATCACCAGCAAGGTCATTCGGTCGGACGTGAAAGAACTGGCGATCGAACGTCTCAAGTTAGCCATTGGCGACAAGACGGCACTCGCGAACCGAGTCTTCGTTGAGGAGCAGATTGCAGACTTCGTGCGGCACCAGGCGGTCAGCCAGGCCGTGCTCGATTCTTTGCCGCTGATCGAGCGCAAGGAGTGGGCGAAGGTCGAGAAGTCGGTGCGCGCAGCCGTCGAAGTTGGCATCAATGTTGATGGCGACAACTACGACTACTTTGAAGAAATCAAAACCCGGACCAGCATTCGAAACGACAAGAAAGCTGGCATCAGGCCGCCTTCGGGCATCACGACCGGCAACATCAAGATCGATGACGTTCTGTATCACAAGGGATGGGGGCGCCGAGAGCTTGCAACCATCATGGGCGGCGCCAAGACAGGTAAGACGACTGGTTTGATTAGCTTTGCAAAAGGCGCAAGCCTGGCCGGTCACAACGTCTTGTATGTCACGCTTGAAGTTTCCAGTGACATCATCGCCGAGCGGCTTGATGCGTCTTTGGCTAATGTCGAGATTCGCAAGCTGCTCGACCATATCAGCGATGTAGATGCCAAGATCAAAGCGCTCAAGCACGGGCGTCTGGACATTCGCGAATACCCAACTGGCACGTTCAGCCCGAACATGCTGCGGGCTTTGCTGGAGCGTCAGCGCAGTAATGGCGTGGTCTACGACCTGGTGGTGGTGGATTACGCCGACATCATGCTGCCCAATCACCGCACCCAGGATGCGATCGAGAACTCCAAATCCATCTACGTGGATCTTCGGGCCATCATGCAGGAGTTCAATGTCGCAGGGCTGACCGCGACACAGACCAATCGGGCCGGCTACGTCGCAACCGTTGCCAAAGCTGAACACGTCGCTGACGACTTCAACAAGGTCCGCATTGTGGACCTGATGATTTCGATCAACATCACTGACGAAGAACGGGCACGCGGCGAGGCGAGACTTTACTTCGCAGCCAGCCGCAACCAGGAGTCTGGCTTCACCATGTTCGTCAAACAGAACCTGGCGATGGCTCAGTTCATCACGCAACTGGTTCGCATCGAGTGATGGACAACGATGACCTCCAAGAGTGCATCGAGATTCTGGATATGGAAGCGTATCTGGATCGCGAGGGCATTGAATACCGGGTCACAATGGGCAGCCGCGGCACTCAACTCAACGTCAAGGAGTGTCCTGTCTGCGGGAACTCCCATTACAAGGTGTATATCGGTGCTGAAACCGGCCTTGGAAATTGTTTTGCCGGTGACTGCCAGGCCACTTTCAACAAGTGGTCCTTCATCAAGAACTACCTGGCATCAGCCTCGATGCGTGATGTCATCGAGCATATCAAGACGGTTGCCAAAGAGCAGGGCTGGAGGGCACCGCGGCGCCGTGCTCTAGCAGTGGACCTGGGCAATGAGCTGGTGATTCCAGAATCAATCGCGCTGCCGATCAATGGCCGCAATCTCAGGTATTTGACCAACCGCGGCATCACGCCAGACATCGCGCGCTACTTCCATCTGCGCTACTGTCACAAAGGCTTTTATCGTTACAAGGACCAAGATGGTAAAGCACGTTCTCAGGATTACTCGAACCGAATCATTATTCCGATTTTTGATCTTGCTGGCGATCTGGTTAGCTTTCAAGGTCGGGACACGACTGGCACGGCAGAGCGCAAATATCTATTCCCGCCAGGCTTCGCATCGACCGGCGCTCACTTATTCAACGGCCAGAATGCGATTGGGGCCAAGCGCATCGTCATCGGCGAGGGCGTCTTCGATGTCGCAGCACTCAAGATTGCGCTAGACGAAGAAATGGCTTTGCGTGACGTGGTGCCAGTCGGCAGTTTTGGCAAACACTTGTCAAGCGGCACTGAGGAATCGCAGATGGGAAAACTCATGACCTTGAAATCCAAAGGTCTTGAGTCGGTGACTTTCATGTGGGACGGCGAACCAAAAGCCCTGGACGGAGCCATCGACGCGGCACTTGCTGTGCGAAAGATGGGGCTGAAGGCGCGCGTTGCGATTTTACCGAAGGGCAAAGATCCAAACGAGGCCACACGCGCCCAGGTTCGAGCGGCTTACTACCAGGCTCACCTGATTACAACCGCCACGGCAGCACGTCTGAAAATCCAAGCTGTTCCCGCTTTAGCCTAAGTCAGCACTGACTTGACGGGCCTGACTGAATGACTGACAATGCGCTTATAGATTGATCGGGAGACGACATGGCAGAAAACATTCACATTCAGACGGAGTATATGCACCACTCCACGGGAACCAAGTTCTACGAGGTGGTGCAGCTTTGGAATGTGGATGCCAAGAAGTTCATTGTCATCAAGCGCTGGGGGAAAGTCGAGCAAGGCCCTGCGTGCGACGGCGGCCAAGTCAAGGTC